GCATGATGCCCGAGCGTGCTGGTAAGTACAAGTTCGGCCTTGACTATGCTCGAAAGGAAACCGGACTGGCTCTGGCTCGCAACCTGGCCGCCGATCCTGACGCTGATCCTGATGCGATCGTGCGGGCAATGAACCACCACCCTTACGACCGCATCGTTTCGCTCGGTTCTGACAAGGATGGGAACGAGTTTTTGGTGGAGGAGTCCCAGGCAAGTCGGCACTGGACAGCCCACCCAGAACAGTTGCAATAAGATCAGTCCCGTTAGCCGCCATCTTTGCTCCGATTTCTAGGCGGTGTCGGTCGTGGCTCGGTGGAATCCTTACCACCCGCTTTCGCACGCACGAAAGCAAGAGCGATCAGGCTGGGAACTGAGCGACCGACAAGCGGGCTGAATCCGCCGCAATGTGGTCAAGGGGCACGACGCCTCGGGTGGGTTCGATTCCCACCGGCGGCTTGTCAGGGGGTAAATCCACCCTGCTGACAGACTCCTGGTTAGTTGATTCCGATCCTGTTTTTCCGGCACCAGCCGGGCAAGATCACTTGAACTAAAGGGGAGTTGACCGTTCATACTCGCGCCGGGGGCTTCAATCACCCCCGGCACTCACTCGCAACATGGAGGTTACAGCAGATGCTAGTTCTAAAGTGCAAAATCGGCGAAGAGATCGTGATTTCGGTGAACGGAATCGAAACCGTTCTGACGGTGACGGAATCAGAACGCGGTGCGGTCAAGCTGGGTTTCACTGCTCCGCAGTCGGTTGTGATTGATCGGCGGATCGTGTGGGCGAAAAAGATGATGAATGCGGTAACTAAGTAACAAGGCAAGGTTCAACAATGAGCGATTTTTCAACGGTCAAAGTCAATATCCGCGGCGTTCGTCCCCTATTGATGCACAGTGCAGCTGGTGCCGATCCACTATCCGAGTGGGCCAAGGCTCGAAAAGCTGTGAGCGGCAAGAAAAATAAGACCGATTCCGACCATCTCGAATTAGCACGGATCGACTGGTATTCCTCGTTTTATTGCGACGATGCCAAAAAGCCAGTCATTCTCGGGACCATGCTGGAAGCCTGTTGCGTGGCCGGTGCCAAGCGGTCGAAACAAGGCCAGATTGCCAAGGCTTCTATCCTGATCAACGACAATCCGACTCTGGTTCACGACCACCCGGCTGGTAAAAAGGCTACAGCGGATGACTTTTGGGCACTCCCAAAGTATCGCGATGTCCGCGGCGTGATGATCAGCCGATCTCGGATCATGCGTTACAGGCCAGTATTCGCAACATGGAACTGCACTTTCGAGGCGATGCTGTCTGATCTGGACGTGTCCACTTTCAAATCAATTCTGGAGACCTCGGGCCGATTCATCGGCATTGGTGACTATCGGCCTAAGTTTGGGCTGTTTGAGGTTACTGAGGTCAAGACTGTCTAACGAGGCATGGTTTGGCGAGGTCTGGTAGGGCACGGCAGGGTCCGGCACGGCGTGGTATGGCGAGGCACGGTTCGGCATGGGCCGCACAAGGTGGTGAGATTCCATCGGTGCGGATTTGCGGGGTCCGGCGAGGCTCGGCGTGGCGTGGCTCGGCAGGGCACGGCGGGGCAAGGTTTGGCATGGGCCGCACTCGATAGTGAAAGCCTATCGGTGCGGATTTGCAAGGTTGGGTCTGGCTAGGCGTGGTTGGGTTAGGTCTGGTGCGGCAAGGCAAGGGCTGCACTCGGTAGTGAAAGCCTATCGGTGCGGATTTGCGGGGTATGGCACGGCACGGTCTGGCGAGGCGTGGCAGGGTTCGGCTCGGCGGGGTCTGGCTAGGCAGGGTATGGTCCGGTAAGGCAAGGGCTGCACTTGATGGTGAGAATCCATCGGTGCGGATTTGCATGGCCCGGCCCGGCAAGGCATGGCGAGGCGAGGCAAGGTTCGGTTCGGCGGGGCGAGGCGTGGCAAGGCAAGGGCCGCACAAGGTAGTGAAAGCCTATCGGTGCGGATTTGTTGGGTGCGGCTCGGTCCGGTCAGGTGCGGTTTGGCGTGGTAAGGTGTGGCTCGGTATGGCATGGCACGGTGTGGTCAGGCGGGGCAAGGTTTGGCATGGGCCGCATGAGTGGCGAAATACTCACTTGTGCGGATTTGCAAGGTTCGGCAAGGTTAGGCCCGGTGGGGTCGGGCGGGGCTGGGTCTGGCGTGGCAGGGCGAGGCATGGGCCGCATGTGGCAACGAAATACTTGCCCATGCGGATTCGACGGTTCTGGAATTGAAACATCAACAGGAGGTGCAGCGTGGCAAACTTGAACTTTGTGGCCGATCTGTCCAAAGGCGATATCATTGAATCTGATGAGGTCGCGAAAATCATGATGGTGGATCCGAACGAGGACCACACCGGCGCGATGCCGCCGGACGTACAACTTGCAGGCATGGTCGAACGGGAACTGCACCGGATCGGCCTGCAATGGACCGTCAAGGCGTTCAAAGGCACCGTGCAAATCCTGACCGATCTGGAAGCCTACGAGCACAATTGCAAGCGTCAACGGAGTGGGTATCGCAAATACAAACGAGCCATTGCCGGGATGGAAGGCGTGGACACCAGTTATTTCTCGTCACAAAAACGGCGTGAATTCGATCTGGATTCCCGTAAATTATCCGCTCAATATATGGCGCTGAAAGCGGTCAGGGTATCGCCCACGGAAATGTTGAAGCCAGCAAACATTGGGAGGTGATCCATGACCCTCACCAGCGCGACAAACCAACGTATCGCGATCGTTTGTCAGCACAAACGAGAAAACCCTGACAGCACCTTCCCAGACGATCGCGACCTTGATGCCGAGGTGCCAGGCAGCGGTGAACTGATCAGGCGGCTAGGGACGATTATCGAACATCACCAGCAGCACAAGATCAGAAGCGGCGGGACGATCGGAATCAGTTATTGCAGGTCGCACCGATCCTTTGCCGTCCATGTCGGCAATGGTAACCATCGGCACGGCTACTACACAGCGAAGGAAGCGGCGGCGGCATATGACGCGGCTGCGATTGCGAGATACGGTGAAGACGCGGTTCTGAACGACCCTGACGCGGTGGACACACTGGAACTAGATGTGAGGGACAGACTATTATCGACAATCCCCTGATCAGCCTTTTTGCGCTGGAAAATGATCGACACTTTCGCAGCGAAACGCTTGTTTCGCTGCGGGAATCGTTGCAAACGGTCCTCGACAAAAAGATCGGCTACGAGCGGTTTTCGGCCTATCTGGACCCGCGATCACAACGGACCGAAATACTATTCGTCCGCCGCGGCAATCTGGCTTGGTTTGTTTTAGACAAGCCAAACGATGCCGACCTATTGCAATTCGCACGCGACCTTACGTGGATGTGCCACTTGGAACCGCAATTGGCAGACTTTTCACCGTTACAGGAGGCTTCGGCACGATGCACAGCATGACAGATGATTTGCGATGGTACGTGGTGAACGGCAACGAATGGCGTCTGCGGTCTGGCGACATCAACGCGGTGATTTGGCTGGATGACGATGAAATTACGTACTTGGCATTAATCCGCAGACCAGACAGGCAATCTCGATCGCTTGGCAAATTCTACTCCATCAAAGAAGCTAAGACCGCATGCCTTGGGGTTATCAAGAGAAAACAAGAGCGAATTGCGGAGTTTTTGGCGGATCAAGTCATAATGGGTGGAGGCGAAGATGACACCGCTTGATATAGAACTGCTAACGCCGCAAGTCGTTGGCGATTGGAAACGTATTGCAACTATGCAATTGGAAAACAAACGGGAACGCATCACCATTCCCACAACACTCTTGCTTGCCATGATCCAGAAGATTCAGGCTAACGAGGAAAACAATGAAACCCCTTGATTTTATCGCCAGCCTAGAGCACGGCGAGGCCAAGGCTGCGGCACTGACCATCTTCAACCTGATGACTCCGGTGTGGATCACCCTGGACGGCTCGCCCGACAAACTGCCGCCGCCTTTCCTGTTAATCGCGGTTCGGACCACCGAGGGCTTCGAGTTTCTTGCCACCCGTGATGCGGCGCCGGAAAAGTACTCGGATTGGTGCTGGTCGAAAGTTATCGACCCGTATTGGCACTCTGACAAACAAGCTATTGTCTTCGACGAGGAAGACTTGGAACCGCAGGACTGGATTGTCACACACTGGAGGTCGATCTGATGAGCGAATGGATTGAAATCACCGAGGATCCGGCCACTCTGCCGGTAATGGCGCGGACAGTGATTATCCGCATGGACGCCGGTAATGGCGGCGGCGAGATGTTTGGCTGGCGTGATGGTCGGTTCCCCGAAGGTTGGTGCTGGTACCAGTCTAAGCTAGCTTACTGGCACAGCATCAGTCAGTCGATAGAGCCTGCCTCTTGCGAGATAGGCGGTTACCCGACTCACTGGAGGCCGATCTGATGAGCGAATGGATTTATATCACTGACGATCCGTCAACCTGGCCGCCGATTGGTGTGGTTGTTTTGGCTATGTCCAGCAAACCACTCTACTTCGTGCAGCTACTTTGTGTCGAGGAACTTAACTCGGACCGTCCAAATTCTCATATCTCTTGGAAAGTGCCTCATAATATTTATGAGGATTCCTCGGATATCATTAGTTACGAGTGCTCGAGCACTTACCAAGGCATTGTCACACGCTGGAGGCCGATCGCATGACACCACACTTGCAAGCACTCTCGTCAGCGTTTGGGGCTGAGATTGACGACCACCTTGAACGTATGCGAGAGGTGAAATCGCAACACGACCCGATTAAACATCCGAAGCACTACACCAGCCATCCGAGCGGAATTGAGCCAATCGAGATTTGCGCTTACGAGACCTTTTATCGTGGCAATATTCTTAAATATGTGATGCGGGCGCCGTACAAAGGGACTGAGTTGCAGGATCTCAAAAAAGCACGGCAATATCTCGATTGGGAAATCAGTCGAGTAGAGGAGTCAGACGCATGACAATCATCGGCATCGACCCCGGCAGCACGCATTCTGGAATCTGCATTATCGGACCGATCGTTGGCACGGCCAA